CGGGTATGCGCATCGCGCAGATTGTGTTCCACAAGATGTCGATGTTGCCCGGCAAAAGTTACTCCGTGACTGGTCGTTATCAAGGCGACACTGCTGTTCAGGCTTCTAAAGGATGAGTAATTCAGTGGACCATCCCTCGCATTACACGGCGGGGAAGACTGAGGTAATTGAGGTGTTGGAGGATTGGGTGCAACATGCGCCTGATGCTCGCACTGGTTCGCTCCAGTGGCAGTGCCTTAAATACCTCAGTCGGATGTGGCTGAAAAAAGATCCGCTGGAAGATGCGATGAAATGTCGCTGGTATCTGAACCGCTTGATTAACACTCTCGCTACTGAGCCTTACAAAAATGACTGACAATCAGATGATGGCTTTGCTAGGCGCCAACATGTCCTGGCAGATTCGTCTTGCTTACGCTGCTATCGGCTTGTTAGCGCTTTTCTTTCCTGGGTACGTTGCTGTTGCTTTTTTGAAGGCTACAAGCGACGCGCTCCAGCGGCTTTCGTTTGAAGAGCGTTGTGCGTTGGCCAATGTGCTTCGGTTGGATTGATGCGGCACTGGTGGCGGATTGTCGCCAAGGCGTTGGGTGAGAAGGCGCACCAGCACGACCGGATTGCTGATCAGGTTGCGTTGGTGCGTTTTTGCATCTTGCTGGCTTACATGACTACAAACATTTTCATTTGCGCAGGAGTTATTCGGCACTGGAATGGCTAACTATTGCACTCACAGTTTTCGCAGAATCATCAACACGTACAACTGGAGAAATGGGTCGACGATCCGCTCATACCGCTTCCGCTGTAAGTGTTGCGGCTACAGATGGAACGTCTACTACGACAAGAAACTCAAGCGGGAAGTTGTCCCAACGCGCAGATCGGACAACAAGCCGCTAGAGACAAGGAAGCTGACGCCTGAGGAGGTAAAGCTGATTCTTACCGATAAGCGTGACAACGTGAAGCTGGCGCGGCTATTAGGTGTTGTGCCCCAGTCCGTTAGTCAGATCAGGACAGGGCGGGCGTACAAGGATTTGTGGCCTGAACTTCCACGGCGGGCTGCACAAGTTAAAAGTTCTGGTGTTACGCCGATTATCCGCAGTACAAAAATTACATGTCGGGATTGTGCGCACTGGTGGCAAAAGCGGTGCAGCTTGGATGTTCCAGAAGCGGGTGGAACTTTTGCCATCGAATGTTCCTTCTATCAAGTTGATGAGTAATGGCAATCACGATCAACAGCAGAGCGTGCCAGGGCTGCGGTACACAGACGACAAACCCGGTGCTGTGCATGAAGTGTTATCGAACCAGTCCCGCCGGGCGGGAGGAGGAGCGGATGGAACGGCTGCGACGTGGGTACAAACCCCAGCCTGATGGCGGTCCATGCAAGAACTGCATTCACTGGAAGGCGCGGTGCTTGCTTGGGTTTCCCGAGGGTGGGACACTCGCGGCGGCTGTGCTCTGTTCCGCTAGGGAGGTTGACGACCTGCTAGAGTAGTAGGGTACACGCCCTACCAGGCATGGAAATCCTCCAAGGCATCGAGCATCTCCACACGCTCGATGACGCTTCGTTTATTGCGTTCGATGTTGAGACCACTGGGCTTCAGCCGAAGTTCGGTGGTCTTCGCCTTTTGCAGCTGGCGACATTCGGCAAGATTCCAGTAGTGCTGGATTGCTGGAGCTTCAGCGATGACGACTGGATAACGCTTGAGGAGTTCTGCGATGTTCCAAGGCAGTGGCTAGCTCACAACGCGGTTTTTGACCTTGGGTGGTTGCAGGAGCACGAGATTTACCCCGAGGGCAAGGTTTACTGTTCGATGCTGGCCAGTCGGATCCTGACGAACGGGCTGCCGAATCTGAAGCACGGACTCCAGCACGTTGTTCACCGCTACCTCGGCCAAGACATTTCTAAGGAGGAGCAGCGGAGTGATTGGTCGGGTGATCTGCGCGTAGAGCAGATTGAATATGCGGCTAAGGACGTCGTGGTGTTGACCCAGCTGTGGGAGCCAATCACCAAGCGCATGGCGACTGGTGCGTTAATGCCAGCGTGGGATCTTGAGTGCAAGGCGCTTCCGGCAATGGCGCAGTTGTGGCGCACCGGGCTGCCGTTTAACAAGAAAGCACTGGAGCAGCTAATTGAAGACCTTGATATCGAAAATGTTGAGGTTGGCGAGAAGTTTATTGAGGACTTTGATGCGGCGCTTCCGCCAGAACACAAGCTCTATCGCGGGTTAGACGGGAAGTTGTTGTACCAGACGAAGCCTGGGCCGAAAGGTAAGAAGCCGGACCCGAATGTTTTTAACCTTAATAGTCCTGCGCAGCTACTTAAAAAATTTACTGCTTTGCTTGGTGAGCCGCCGATGGACATGAAGAACGGAAAGCCAAGCGCAAGTCGTTCTGCGCTCCAAGAATATGTGGGGGACCACAAGGTTGTGGCGGATTATTTGCGGTGGAAAAAAGTAGAGAAGCGCCGGCAGATGGCGGAAACTTTGCTGAAGAACTACTCGGCAGATGGGTTTATTCGTGCCAGTTACATGCAGCTTGGGGCTGACACTGGGCGTATGTCGTGTATATCTCCGAACCTCCAGCAAGTACCTAGGGATCCACGGTTTAGGGCTGCGGTTCAGGCTCCAGCTGGCTGGAAACTGGTTGGTGCGGACTACGGGCAGATGGAGCTGCGGCTTGCGGCGGCAGAAGCTCAGGATGAATTAATGACTCAGGTGTTCCAGCAGGGGAAAGATTTGCATACAATTACAGCGACACAGATTTACGGGGTAAAAGAGGAAGATGTCACAAAAGATATGCGTCAAATTAGTAAATCAGCTAACTTCGGATTGTTATATGGAAGCGGCGCAAAAGGGCTCAGAAACTATGCAGCAACCACCGGAGTACAGATGGATCTTGATGAGGCGGCGGAAGTACGGCAAAAGTTTCACGCTGCATATAAAGGCATCTCCAAATGGCAGCAGCAGAATGCTCGCGCTGCTGATGCGGCTAAGGACAATCCATCTATCCGCATACGCATCTCGGGCTTGCGGCGGTTTCTACCGGGTGAGCACAACAAACTCACCACGCGCTGCAACACTCCAATTCAAGGGGCAGGTGCCGCAGTCCTCAAACTTACGCTCGGCAAACTGTGGCCGCTACTCCACGCCGACGGGGAGGACGTGGTGCGTTTGGCCGGCGTGGTGCACGACGAGATCATCCTGCTCGTAAAGGAAGAGCACGCTGATGTGTGGGCGCTCCAGCTGCAGACCGTGATGGAGGAAGCTGAAGCTCGGTGGTTGGGTGATATTCCGCCGCTTGCTGAAGCTAAGGTCGGGGATAGCTGGCAAGAGGCCAAGTGATCCAGGAAGAGTTTGAGTACCGCGTTCGGATGCACACGCGTCACGGCGGTACTCATGATCTCTTCATCGTTGCTCCAGATGCTTTCACCGCACGGATGAAGGCACTGGAGCTTTGTCCCGAGCATCGGCCCCAGTCGGTGATGCGAGTCTCAGATTTAGTCTCATGAGTCCAGCCCGCACGGGAAGAGAGCTGGTGCTCGAATGGCTTAATCGGGAAATTCGTGCGGCGAAGACGGCGGATTTGCAGCGGGCTGCGGCGTTTTTGGAGTGGGCGCGGGATGTACGAAAGGGTTGTGCCAAGCAGAGGGGTGGGGCGCGGGTGGCGCAGGCCAATGCGTGGCGAAAGCGCGTCGACGAAGACGTGCGGTGGTGAGACTACTGTGACTCAGTATGCTATTGTGTAGCAGACTAGACCGCAGGCCATGCCCCTGAACCACGGAAACAAGTATTACTGCCAGCTGCTTTTGGATCCGCATCGGTACAGATTGGCCGAGGGGTTGGCAAAAGCTGAGAACCGTAAGGTGACAGCTGTGCTTCGGGACATGGTTTATGCCGCTCTTGAGAAAGCTATGCCCGAGCACTACGAAACAGCTAAAAAAGCAGATGAGAATGCTTGGAAGGAATCTGTAAAGCGGCGGGTTGAGGGGCGGATGCGTTCCAAGGCGGAAGGGAAAGTGTCAGAAACTGACGCATGAGACTCAGTTGTGTTTCGTCATATACCGCAGCGGACTGGGTAAAGGCTGTAACCTTACACAGTAGTCACTGAAGAGCAATGACGCGCTATGTCGTCATGGTCGAGGATCGCTGGGTTACGGCGGTTTACGACTCTGGTAAAGGAATCGGTTTCACCCGATCCAAGGAGGACGCATCCTCGTGGGTCACATACGAGCGAGCTGTCGCTGCGGCGAGAACTGTTGCTCAGTCTTGTAACTGCGATGCTGCTGTGCATTGCGTTGATGAACCCGCCTACCCCGAATCATGGAAGTAATCCCATTCCAGGAGCAGCAGGATCCAGAACTGAGGCTCGGTGAGGGTCGCTCACGCACCAGTGCAGAAAAAGCTCAGCTGTTTGAGCTGAAAATTTGGTTGCCGGGCCAGGGGGCTATGCGGGATCTGGTGCGGGCGGAGTCGCTCCAGCAGGCGATTGAGTTTGCACAGAACCGCTACCCGAAGTGCAAGGTGGAGGTGCCGGCAACGGCAGCGAAAAAACCTAAGCTGGCTCGTGCCAAAAATGGGCCGCGAGAAACGGCCCGCAGGCGTCTCAAACTTGTGGAGAAAAAAGGTGAGTCAACCAATCGCTGACTGGGCACGCCAGTCTTGGGGTGAGGTCATCGTCGACCAAAATCGCGCTGACCTTCTGGACAAGCTCTACTTCTGGGACGGGCGAGACAAAAAAGATCACCCGCTTCACAGCACCTATACCGGGCTGTATCGCAAGTACACCGCCAACTAGGCGGAGTCGCGGTCCATTCCAAACTGATCGGCCAGGTTATCTGCGGCTTCGCGGATGGCCCAGGCCGATTTTGTGCGTTCCAGCTGGTGGAGCGTATTGAGGACAAGGGCGGCTTCGAGGAGGCCGCGATAATCCTGCTTGTTGAACAGACCGACTAACCACTGGTCCGTGGCTGCCTTGTGGAAGCTGGACTCGGGGGTGTGTTCGATGGGACGCATGGTTAGTTCTTGCGAATTCTGAGGAACCAGCCTGTGTCGTTGCCTTCGATGAGCCAGCGAGGTAGCCAGTTCTTTCTGGAGTAGGCAATGCCTGCTCCACCTTTATTGCTGATATAACCGCCGTTTACCAGATCCGCTTCCCCATTCGGATCGTTGTGTATGAAGTGAGTCGGGGTGTATCCGACTACGACGCTCCAGTGTCCTGTGCCACTGGGATTTGATACTGGTCCTCGGTGAAGCCAGCCGCAGGGAACCGGGTGGCCATTGGCAATTTCTGTTTCCAAGTCTTCGACTGTGCCATCCATCTCAAAGGTGGCGGTCAGTCCCAAGGCTTTGAAGGCAGCAATTTGTGCTTTTGGATCGGTTGTATCACCGAAACGAGCGCGTAACTTGTTGTATTCGTAATCCCCCGAAATCTTTCCGTAATAGCGGGCTACCATTGCACAGCTAGAACTGAAACACTGGCGGTATCCAGTAGCGCCGTCGTCGGGTCCCAGCTGATATTCATAGGGGACCTTTAGTAACTTTTGATTTGGTGGTACGACAGGTTTCGTTCCGGCGTGTTGTTCCATCAGCTGGATCAATTTGCCGGGGTAGTTGGGATCTGTTGCATAACCTTCCTTGTGCAGCCACTTTGCAGCTTCTTCGCGGGTGGCAGCATTGTTGCAGCCTTTGTAGTTTTTGTAATCCTTGTACCAGTGGTCGACGAGGTAAATAACGCAGGACAGTAGATCTGGGAAATCAATAAAACTGTCTGTAATAGTTATCCACTGCCCGTTGATAAATTCTTGGGTTTTCTTGTCGCTACCTTCGCCTTTTAGGCCAAAAAAGTTGTTGCGGCCTGAAACAAGCTTGCCGTAGTTGGATTCCAATGCCCACTGCGCAGCTACGAGTTCAGGGAATTTGGCACCAGCAACGCGGGCGGCTTCGAGGATGCCTTCCCAGCTGTTGGGAAACTGGGTCTGTTTACCCGCTACGCTCCAGGTCTTGAACCAGCCTTGGTCGCGGCCCAAAATGTGGGGATTGGCCTTATTGATCGCCTGCTCCAGCTCTGTGATCGCCGCCATTTGATGGGGCAGAGCCTTGTAAAAACGAAACAGGTCGTTAAGACGGATTTTGTTAGTCGTCATGACAAGGCTCCACGAGGGGTATCAGCGGCGCTTTTTTGGGAAGGCGAGGCGCAGTACCTGCAGCACCAGCTGGACCCAGCTGTTGGAGCGCAGGCTGCTCATGCCGATGATTTCGGAACCAGCGGCAATGATGATGGCGATGATCGCTATGTGCTGCTCGGTCATACGGATCCAAGAGACTTACTGAAGTTTAGCTGTACTAGAGAAGAGTTCCTGCGCACGTAATAGTTTCTACCGCTACATTCCGTGTAGCTACTGCTGGGTATGGACCATCGCATCGAGGATGGCGAATACTTAAACAAAAAAGAAGCAAAGGCGCGATTTAGGCAATCAATTCTTAACCACTGGAACAACTCGTGCGCCTATTGCGGAGTGGATTTAGGGAGGTCAGCCACGCTGGATCATGTGCACCCGAAGTTTCGGGGTGGGCACACGCACCAGCAGAATTTGGTGGCTTGCTGCTTTGCGTGCAATATCTCGAAGTCGGCGGAGGACTGGCTGGAGTGGTACAGGGACCAGCCGTTTTGGGAGCCTCACCGCGAGGACGCGATTGTTGCGTGGATTACTGAGGGGCTTGTTGCTTAGGGTCCCAGCCCATGCCTTCGAGGTACATCATGGCGATGTAGTGGTCTTCGGCGTAGCGGCAAACGCTTCCCTTGCAGGCGCGGTAGTACAGCTCGCCGCGTTCGTTTTCCAGCTGGTCCAGGCTGAAGCCGTTGCCGTAGTCGGTGGTGTGAACGACGCTCATTTTTTGGGGCCGAGGTGCATCTCAATCTGGCGCACTCTGGTTTCGAGATCACTAAGCCTTTCTTTGGAATCGTTTTTGAGTTCTTGAATATCGGCAGCGACAGTGTTGACGGATTGATCCAATTTGGCGACTTGCATAAAAAGACCGGCTAAGCCGACTACTGCAGCAGTCAGCAATGCCGGAACGATTTGGTTGAACGGGTTATCGGGTGGTTTGGCGGTGATTGCCTCGTCGTGATGATCCATTGCGAGGCATGCTGCCGACCTTTTTTATAGGTTAGCGTCCTTGACCTACCAGTTTTTTCTTGCCGCGACGGCGTGGACGGCTGTGTTGTCCCATGCCTTGGCTTGTCGTTTTGGGGCGTCCGGCTTTGTGCTCCAGTCGCCCTGTGCCCGTTTTTGCCTTAACTGCCATCAGACCGCACCACCGCTAGCGACAGCATCGAAAGGAAGCGCAATCGTGTCGTCCACGGGTGTGGGGTTGCCCCAGTTCGGGTAGTCCGGTCCGGTGATGTAGGCCGCCAGCTCGTCGGTGGTGGTGGTTGCTTCGATGGCGTCGAGTTTGATGCCGCAGCGTTGGCGGATTGCTTGGCGGTATTCCTTGACTTCGAGGGGGACTTCGGCGCCGTTGTCGGCTTCGCGGATCACCATCCAGTCGCTGGGTTGCAGCAGGCTGTTGGCGGTGTCACGGGTTTGATCGTTCCATTGATCCACGAGTTGTCCGTGGTCTTTGGGTAGTCCCGGTCCCCAGTAAAAACGCTGGTCGTAAGGGGCGGGGTCTGGTACTTCGGTGATACCGATGGCGGCGCGTTCTTCTGGCGTCGCACATCTCAACCAGTTAGCCGGATACTGCGTTCCATCCGGGGTGGTGAACGCCACGTCTGGTGACAGTGGCTTGCCGTTTAGCAGAAACATGGCGATCAGGTCCGTAGTTGAAGGTTAGCGGGCTCGGGAATACTGGAAGGGCGACTCCGCGAAGGCGGCCCATACATAAGTGCCAGAAGATGTGTTGTGGTTAGGGCCGGTAGTTCTAATTTTGAAGCCGTTGGATAGAAAGTCTATTCCGAAGGAGTCGTCTCCGAGGTTGCTTGATTCGTTTTCTACGCCAGACAAATTGGCAGCTAGTTTCTTGGAATTTAAGTTGAACGAACCGCGCAAGGCATCGTAAATAATCCAGTTACCGTCCGCTCCGCTTGAATACTTAAGCATCACCCACCTCGGGCGGAAATTACAGAACACAAACGGCCCATCCGCGCTGCCGTTGCCGGTGTAGCTGCCAAAAGAAGAGTACCCGGCTACTGGGGCGAAGCAGTAGGCGACTTCCGTGTCTCCGCTGATTCCGCTCGTTCCAACTTTTCCTCCAAATACTGTTGAAGTTGGCGCAGCAGTACCCCATACATCAGTTGCGCTCCCGACGGCAGCCGTTGAGTTTAAGACTAGGTATTGATTTGTTGATGTTGCGGACATATTC